TCAACCACAAATCAAGGAAACAAAGGAAAAAACAAATGAGTAAACTTGGAGTACAGAATCCTATTTCAGCCGGTCAAGTGGTCGGATCTTATGATGCTACTTCAATCGCAAATACAGATTGGCACACATTAACAAGTAGTGACTTTTACAATCCGATCACAGGTGATCAATATGCAAATGGTTTAAAGTTTGCTTTTGTCAACATGACGAACAGTTCAGCAAATATCGCACATTTAAAACTTCGTGCTGCTGATGGAGCAGGGGATGGAAAAACCAATACTGATGGTGTGATCTTCGTTCCAGGTATTTATCAAGTTGATAGCCAAGCGCTTCAAGATTCTGATTCAATCACTTCTATCGCTTATGCAAAAGGTGGCAACAGTGATAAAGTTGTCATTGAAGTTGGCTTTAACAAATAAGGAGTGAATCATGGCGATTAAAACAGATATTCTTGTAACCTCAGGCGGTGGCGGTGGTGGTGATGTTACATCTGTCAATGGTGACACAGGGGCAGTAGTTGTAAGTCTTGACAGTGCTACTGATCAAGGGGCCACAACCACAAACGCGATCACAGTTGGTGGCCTGAGTGTGGGCACAGCTTACAGCTTGCCTGCTCTTGATGGTTCAGAAAATCAAGTTCTCCAGACCAACGGAACCGGGACACTAAGCTTTGCAACTCTCGACTTTACAGGTGGCCTTGAGTACAAAGGTGCTTTCAATGCGACAGCCGGAACTCCAAGTCTAGCAAATGCTGAAAAAGGTGACTTCTATATCATCGACACAGCTGGCACAATTTACGGCCAGACTTGGGCGGTCGGCGATCACTTGCTCATCAATGAAGACATGGGCGGTTCAATCACTAACAGCAAGATCGACAAAATTGACAACACTCAAGCAGTGACAAGCGTGAACACTCAAACCGGTGCTGTTGTTGTAAGTGGAAATGACATCCTAGCTGATCATACAGCTGTCAACTATACAGCCGCTAACAATAACATTGATGGTCACCTCAGCGGAGTTGACACCAAGCTTGGAACTTTGTTGGCAGATATAACAAGCGAGAGCCTTAATGATCTAAGTGATGTTAGCTTCACAGCAGGCGCAGGCATTGACAACTATGTTCTGACTTATGATCATGCAACGACAAGTTGGGGAGCGGAAGCCGCACCGACAGCGAGCCCGGCAAGTGAAACAACAGCTGGCATCATTGAGATTGCTACGAACGCAGAAGCCGGAGCAGGTACAGCGACCGACAAGGCGCTTGTTCCAAGCAATATCAGTTCACTCGACTTGTCAGCAATGGACAATACAACAAGCGCTTTCATTAGTGATATAACAAGCGAGAGCCTTAACGATCTAAGTGATGTTAGCTTCACAGCAGGCGCAGGCATTGATAACTATGTTCTGACCTACGACAATGGAACATCATCTTGGGGAGCGGAAGCAGTACCAAGCGCAACACCAGCAAGCGAGACAGTGGCTGGAGTGATTGAAATCGCAACGAACGCGGAAGCAACAGCAGGGACAGCAACAGATAAAGCTTTAGTTCCAAGCAATATATCATCACTCGACTTATCAGCTATGAACAACACTACAAGCGCATTTATTGCGTTAAGTGATATTCCAACAGCGAGCCACAGCACAGCCGGTATTTTAGAGACTGCGACTAATGCTGAAGCTACAAATGCAACAGCTAACGACAAGATCATTACTCCGGCAAATCTTAGTCATATTGATTTAAGCACATTCGACAATGATGCTGGATTTATCTCAGACATTACAGGCGAAAGTCTTAATGATCTAAGTGATGTTAGCTTCACAGCAGGCGCAGGCATTGACAATTATGTGCTGACTTACGACAACGCAACGACAAGTTGGGGCGCGGAAGCAGTACCAAGCGCAACACCAGCAAGCGAGACAGTGGCCGGAGTCATTGAGATTGCTACGAACGCTGAAGCAGGAGCAGGCACAGCGACAGATAAGGCGCTCGTTCCAAGCAATATCAGTTCTCTCGATTTGTCAGCTATGGACAACACTACGAGCGCTTTCATTAGTGACATTACAAGCGAGAGTCTTAATGACTTGAGTGATGTTAGCTTCACAGCCGGAGCCGGAATTGATAATTATGTCCTGACCTATGACAACGGAACATCATCTTGGGGAGCGGAAGCTGCACCAACAGCAAGTCCGGCAAGCGAGACAGTGGCTGGAGTCATTGAGATCGCAACGAACGCGGAAGCGACAGCAGGAACAGCAACAGATAAGGCGCTCGTTCCAAGCAATCTTTCAAGCGTTGACTTGAGCGTTCTTGATAATACAACAAGCGCTTTCATCACTGCCGGTGACATTCCAACAGCAAGCGAGACAGTGGCCGGAGTTATTGAGATCGCAACGAACGCGGAAGCCGGAGCAGGGACAGCGACAGATAAAGCTTTGGTTCCAAGCAATATCAGTTCTCTTGATTTGTCAGCGATGGACAATACAACAAGTGGATTTCTTAGTGACATCACAAGTGAAAGCCTTAACGATCTAAGTGATGTTAGCTTCACAGCCGGAGCCGGAATTGATAATTATGTTCTGACTTATGATCATGCAACGACAAGCTGGGGGGCCGAAGCTTCAGCCGGTGGCGGTGGCGGCGGTGGCTACACATACAGCGCAATCACTGCGGATCCTGCCAATGCTCAGTATGACTATCATTACTCATGCACAGGAACATTCACAGTGACTCTACCAGCTAGCGCTTCGGGTGATGCAGGCAAAGAGATCAGAATCAAGAACATGGGCACAGGCACAATCACTGTTGATGGCAATGCAAGCGAGACTATTGATGGCCAAACAACGATTGATCTTGATGTTCAATATAGCTCTATTACATTGATTGCAACAGGAAACACTCCAGCAGCTTGGGAGATTGTATAGTCATGAGTCACAATAAGATTAAAGTTGGTACAGCAGAGCCTGACGTAAATGGAGATATTTCTTTATCAGTTAATGACATTGTTTCAGGTACTCCGAGCGAAGGTGATACTATTAAATATAATGGATCAACTTGGGAGACTACAACACTCGCCGTTGGTTCTAATTATTTGTATATTAGCACAACTACAGGAAACGCCTATTCGAATAGTCCTGCAACGTCAACGAGCTCTGGAGATTGGTATTTTTATGGTGATAACATTATAAACAATATAGGTGCTACAATCACGAAACATTCAACTACAGATTGGATTACAAGCATCACTCTGCCAGCTGGCGATTATATTCTCCGAAGCGCAACTTTTGCGGAGTTTAGCGCTAGCGGTTATTTAAGATTGAGGTGGACTGATAATAGTCTTGGAGTAAAAAGCAATACGTCGATCATAGGTGATGATTTCACGACTTATGGCGGAAGCTCCAGCACTAATATTGGTTATTTAAGTGAAACATCTAGTGTAACAATTAACTGTGAGATTGTTAATTCTAGCAATGTTGATACAGTTGCAAATCAGGGTAATACTCCGAGTGAATATAATTACATCTTGATTATAAAGGTGGGTTGAGCATGAGTTATTTAATTAACAAAGTACAAGCTCAAGAGCCAAATGCTGATGGTCAAATAAATATCAGCATTGATCAATTAAATAATTTTAGTGGAACTCCAAGTCTAAATGATTATTTAGTTTTCGGCAGTGGCTCAGATTGGAATCCTGATGTTTTAAATCTAAATCTTGGAACAAATGGTTATAGCTATTTCGGAACAAAAGACGTTGGATCTACCGGGTTTACTAGTAGTACACGATTTGACGTAGGAAATAGATTTATTTATAGACAAGTGAATGGCCCAAGCTATACGTCTGCATTAATCTCACCTAACACCACCGTTGCATCGACAGCTGGAGTAGGCGGTACAACAACAGCATGGTACATGAGTTTTGATGTTGATGCTGGCGATTGGCTTATTTATTCGACAATCCCAATAAGACCTCAGTCATCTAGTCAAATGACTTTGCAATGGACTGATGGCACAAATTATTTCGGTCCAAAGCTAGAGCTAGATCAGAGTGTCAAATGTCCTGATGTTCATATAGCATATATGTCATTAAGCTCGACAACCGAAGTTTGGCTTCGAGTAATGGCATCAAATAACAGTTATCTACACACTACAACACAACATCAAGCAGTTGCATTTAACTTTTTAAAGGTAGTATAAAAATGTTTGTAAAAGTAAAACTAAGCGGAAACTTAGCAATTGGAACCGTAGTCAGCTATGACAGCACCAACAGCCATTGGACTACTGCATCTAATGATAATGATATGATCGGGGTGATTGATAGAACACCGATTCAAGATGTTGATTCAAATTGGTGGGCTAAGGTGAGTTTTGCAGGCTTAACTAATGCTTTGGCAGATCGTGCAATCCCTGACGAAGGAGGAGAGTTGTGTGTTGTTAATGGTAAAGTCTTCGTTGATAACACTATGGATGGGTGTGGAATCATTGCACCAAAGTCGGCTGACTTACCTTCAAGAGTGGCTAACGACTTGGTAATGGTGCATTTAAAATGATTGAACAACTATTAACAAACCGAGATTCAATTTCTTATGTCATCGCTTGCGCTTGTATCGTTCTTGCTTTAGTCGTTGGCTATATGCTCGGACATCAAGATCCAGCGGTCATCTGTGCTGACTACATTGTCAAAGAGAATGAAGCAACAGAGAAAGCGCTCAAATTGAATCAACAGCTTACTGAGTGCAAGATCACAAAAGTTGGTGATGCTGTGATTGATTGTCAAAAAGTCTGTGATGATCAGACGAGAAAAGCGCTTGAGAACTTCAAAGCAATCACTTGCGAGGATTGAGCTATGAGTTTTTTTTTATCTTTAATTGTCTTCCTGAGTCCGCTTGCTCCGTTAAGTGACATACCACCAACTTCAATTTGGCTTGGTAAAGGTATTCCGATCATTCAAGGTGAGAAGCTGAAGCCAGGTGATGAGATCAAAACGATCAAGATGGGGCTGTCAGTTTATGACTTTGTGAGACTCAAAGGAGCAATGGAGGGATCAACGGATCTTTGTCAGTGGGCCATTGAAGAGTCTGTCAAAGAATGCATGAGTGGGATGCAAACTCAAATAGACATCGCTATCAATCGTGAGTCTAGTCAAGTTGAGTTAATCCAAGCTTACGAGCACAGATTGAAGCAAACTGAAACAGCATTGAGTAAATCAGAAGACTATAATAAAATACTTCTATATGTTGCCGGTGGTCTTGCTATTGTGTCAGCTTCAGCAACAACACTCTTTTTCATAGGGAAGTAATCATGGAAAACATGAATCCAATTGATATAGGAACTCTTTTAGCTTTAGCTGCTTTTTGGTTTTCAACTACCAAAGACAAGGCCCAAAAGTCAGAAGAACTTGGTCGGATGAAGCAACAGATTGCTACACTTGAGACTAAGTCTGTTCAAGTTGATAGTCAGCTAGACAATATCAACATCAAGCTCAATCAGCTGATGGAATCAAATGCCAGGCTAGAAGCTCAAATGAGATTATTGCTGGGAAAAAAAAACCTTAAGTTTGTCGACACTCCGATGAGCTTTGCAAGCGGTACTTATGAAGGCTAAACACCTTCAAGTAAGAATCAAGCAATGTGATCTAATCGCTTCTAGCTCTCCTTGTCCGAGAAGGAAAGTGGGCGCTGTGATCGTTGATCCTTCAACAAACGTGATCATAAGCGAAGGCTATAATGGAACACCAAGAGGATCGACCAAAGCGCTTTGTGGTGGCTCAACTTGCAAACGCATAACCAAGAACATTGTCAGCGGAACCCAAAACGATATTGGATGCCACCATGCTGAAATGAACGCTATCCTCAACGCTACAAGGACCGGCAATTCAACTCTTGGAAAGTGGCTGATTGTAAACTGTGATCCTTGCCTAATGTGTGCAAAGGCCATTCATCACAGTGGAATAATCAGAGTATATTCACCAAATATAGGTGGCGCTGGACTTCACTATCTCAAAGAGAACAGTGTTGAGACTTTAGTCATTGAAGCATAAGTCAAAGAACTCGTTAACCTTAGTCCAATCATTCTTCTTCATATAAGTGAGAAGCTTCTTTGCTTCATTCATATATTGCTCAGGTACTCGATTCAATTCAGTGACTAGCTCAGCATAGGCCGGCTCACTAATTCGCGGACCATAGATGTTTGGCGGACAATCAGCAAGTTCAGGGTATTGAGCTACAAAGCCAGCATGAACACCTTGAACCGCTTCTTCATTGTCATGCTTCCACCAATCTTGAAGATCTGTCCATGCGCGTCTCAAGACATCATGCTTGATGAAGCTGTAAAAAGCATCTTCCAACTCTTCAGGAGTCATGTCAGCAGGATCAAGCTTTTGACGATTCAAACGACCTTGAGCTTCCTCTCTTGAAATGTTGTGTTCGTCAATCACTTCCCAGAACTCTTGCTCACTCCCAAACGACCAAACTGTTTTTACTTCAGTTTTTTTTGGTGCTTCTTGCTTTGGTGTTTCTTGCTTTGGTGCTGCTTGCTTTGGTGCTGCTTTCTTTGGAGCTTGCTTTGGCGCTTGTCGCTGTGGTGCTGGTGGTCGGATCTCTTCACCGAGTGAGTCCGCGCTGATCTGCGCTCGCTCATCATCACTCATCTTTGTATTGTCTGCAATCTCATCAGCTGAGTAAATACCACTTACAGCATCCGGGAACACAGCGCGAAGGCCCATAGTTAAGACGCGAGAGCGCAACATTTGCAAAGGCATTTGTCGCCAATTTCGGTTGTTAGTAAGTCCTTGAGCTTGAGCCATCTCAATCGTATAAACGAAAGTATGGACAATGTCCGCCGGTTCATCAGTACGAGCAAATTCCATTGTGCATTGTTGCGCTGTCCAAGACGAGATTCTCATGAAGCGAACAAGACCAGAGTTTCGACAGATACCTGACATTGCATCAGCATTAAGGCTTGGCTTGCCACGAAGACAAAAGCTTTGAGTTTGAGTCAAACCAATATCGCCATTGAAGTGATGACCAAAGGCAGCATGGCAACGGACAAGATCTTGAGCGTTGTTGTTGTCGAGTAGTTGAGCGATCTGAATAGCTTCGTTGATGTCTTTTGGAATATAGATTGATTTATACATTGTGGTTTCTCCCTGAGTTGTTTTGATTAGTGGTGATAGTTTTGGTGAGGTGGTTCTTCGTAGTCCATTGCTTCATGAAGTTGTGGTCTCCAATCATCAAGATTCTTCTCACACCAAGAACGAATGTTCTTATAGGTAGGCTTCGCGTTAATTAAGTATTTCTTCTTAGTGTAGCTCATTGAATCTTTGACAGTGTTTGCACACTCATCAGCCGGAGCATATCCAAATTGGCCATGAGAAATTGCTACCCAAATGACCGGAATGAGAAAGAGTAAAGCGAAGCATCCAACGACTAGATCATCTTTGATTGTTTTGTCTGGAGTCATGTCAGTATTTCCTTTGTTTAGTTGTTGAGTGATTGAGCAGCTTCTTTGTCGAGTTCTGCATTGAGTTCTTCTTCGTATTGAGCAACATCATCTTGATCTTGTTCTTGGTCGTCATTCTCTGCATAGATGTCAGCAAACTTGGCGCGGTGTAATTCGATTCGCATTGTGATTGATAGTGTCGTTGTATCCATGTCATTGGTCCTTATAGAAAGTCTTTTGGTTTATAGATCTTTGAGAAAGTCATTTGATTGGCAAGTTCAGCAAGCTTAGTTGCAAGCTCTACACTTGGCTTTACATGATTGTTGATGATCTTCGAGAGATATACTTGGCTAGTACCAGCTTGCTTGGCAAGCACTCCAAGCTTGATTGATTCTTTAAGCTTTCTTCGTTTCGTTTCATTCATGATGAACTCCTTTAAGTCAGTGATGAACATGAACAAGGATTAACAAACTAAAAAACACTAGTCAAGTTTTTTTATCCATAAATTTAATTGTAGACAAGATGAGTCAATAATGATAAGTCTAGTTCACTCTATATATGTAACAAGAGGAGAACTGACATGACTACACAGAAGAATGGCCTTGCTCTAAAGGATGAGTTAAGCCAGCAAGTGATGAGAAGAAGAGATTTGACAGCTTCAGCAAAGCTTGTCTTGATTGGCATCTTGAGCCGCGTTGATTGGTCGACTTGGAAAAGCTCAACCGGTTTTAAAGTTGTTTCACAGAGAGATCTTGCTGATCTTTGCGGTACAGCTTACACAACAGTGAGCAAAGCAATCGCTCAGCTTGAAAAGTTGAAGCTTATAGAGCGTGATGTTTTTAAAGCCACAAAGACAACAGCGCCACCGATCAAAGTCAATATCAAGATCATACAAGCTTATGAACCAACTAAGATAAAACGATATAAGAGCAAAGCTGAATCTAAACCAAGCTTTAAACCTAGTGATGTCAAAACAACATCACAGGGTGATAGCAAAACAACATCACAGGATGACAGCAAAACAACATCACAAGGTGATAGCAAAACAACATCACTATCAATAAAGACCAATAATATACCAATAAAATATCAATATATTAACCCATCACTAGGCCAAGAGTGTATTGAGATTTCTGCTGGTAATGGAATGGCTAATGATTGGGGAGTTGCAAACGTTGAACTCTGGGGAAATCATTTACATAATGATTTAATTATCAATCTTCACAACCAAACTGACATTGACACTGACAAGGAATAAATCATGAAAAGCTTAGCAAGCGAGGTTCACAAGATAACTCAGCACTTAGAAGCATTTAAACAATTCAGAGCAAATATGCCAAAGGCTGATCGGCCAAAGGTCGAGTTTAAAGACTTCAGGCATCTAAACCATGACAATCTCGAAGAGAACGAAATGATCCATCCGGCAGCCGCCTTCTTCAAAACTAAAGAGATTCCATACTGTGGTCGTTGCGGTGAAGGCTTCATCTATTCAGTTTGTTCACTTGGCAACCGGACAGCAACAATCTGCAAATACTGCGAGCGACCAAGAAGACGACTTAAGAAGCTTAATGATTTACAACTTCCCTATGATGCTATTGGGATGCATCTTGGCCGGTATGAGTTCGATACTCAAGAGCAGTTTGAGCGAGTGAAGAACCTTGTCACTTGGATGAACACTCCCAAAGATCAACGCGGTGATGTATCTCCAAGCCTTTATCTTTGGGGAAGTCCAGGCAATGGCAAGACTTCACTACTTTATGCTTTGGCAAAGCAAGCGGTGTTCAGCGATCATCGAGTCATGTTCACAACTCACACTCAACTGATTGATCAGATTAAAAGAACATTCAAAGGCAAAGATGATAATCCTCTTGATCATTGGCTTGCTAACACTGATCTTCTTCTCTTCGATGAGTTTGGGGGAATCGGTGGTGGTGCTAACATGACAGAGTGGTTTAAGGCCACGACCATTGACATCATTCAAAGAATCTACGAGCGATGGGCAGCCGGAAAGCTGAGCATTGTCATGACGACTAACTTGACTCCTGAAGAGCTATTCAACAAAGCGCTCAATCGAAACAAGGCCGGAGCTTCCAGACTTCAAGCAATCTTTAAGAAACCGATCAAGATGCAAGGCAGAGATAGACGTGGAGACAATGGAGATCTTTCTGCTTGGGGTGTCAAATAGTCCTTGCAAGCTTAATCAATCTATGACTAGATGCTCTTCCCTAGTGAGCCACCACATTATTTATTTTTAAAACAACGTGTTAAAAACACTTTTGACTACTTGGTTTATGAATGACTAGTGCCCACTCAGAGACTTGTCCGGTGATCTAGGGATTTTTTACTTTTCTTTGTTGCTTTTCTCGTTTACTTATCGTTTACTAAGTAGACAAAGGAGACAAACATGGAAAACAAACCAATGTCATTTCGAATTAGTGTAGAACAGAGGAAGGCGCTTGATGCCATTGCTCGTGATGAGCAAAGATCATCTTCCAATGTAGCACGAATCTTGATGGAGATTGGCCTTGAAGAATATCGAAAAGCTAAAGCAAGAGCTGGAGCAAGCTCAAATCTACTTCAACTTTTGGACAGAAAATAGACACCTTCCAACAGCTGCCGAAACAGCTGACTACTTCGCTGGCCGACTAGCTAAACTTAGGAAAGAAATAAAAGATGTCGAAGACAAGCATAAACATAATTCAGATATTGGGTGATGTTGTTGAAGCTCCAAAGATGGAACAGAATCAATACACTCAATACTTAAAGCTAAAAGTCCGGACTGTTGAACGCTACCCACACAAAGGCGAACAAAAGCAACAGATTGAGATTCATGAGCTGAGAGTCTTTGGCCAGCTCGGTCGATTCATGAGCGACACTACACAACAGGGAGACACAATCTATTGTGAAGGAGCGCTCAAGAGCTTCGATAAACAGTTCTATATCAACGTTAAATCAATCCAGACAATCATCAAGGCTAATGGCCTTCTTCCTCCTGAAGACATGGATCGAAGATACCCACAAAGGAAAGTTTAAATAAAGGAACACTGACATGAACGCAAAAATGAACTTTGGACAGAAGAATGGAGTATTCTTTGAAGAGCTTTTTTTAAGCAAGCTTCAAGAACATATGAAAGTCCAATCAAGTGATGGTACTCGATTTAAATACTGTTGTGATATAGTGGCAGATGATTGCTTAGTCGAAGTTAAAAGTCACAGAGATTGGAAACAAACACAGACAACTCAACAGGTTTTGACTTCTATTGCTCAAAGCTCGGTTAATAAGTATTCAAGTAATGGTGTGCCTTGCGGTTTATTATTACAGCTTTCTAATTTGTTCAAAGAAGTGAAAGAATACAATAAAAAAGCGATGGTTATTGCTGGAGTTTACAGCGAAGAAGTCAATCAGCTTTATCAAGTTTTCTTGAAAGATGGAGATAAAGCTTTTGGGAAATATAAGTTCTATGACATTTTATTAATGGATCAAGATTGGTCCGGGCTTTGTCGTATATCAAGCAAAGATTTCTGGTCATTTGTTAAAGGTAATTCAAGTCATGTTTTTGTTAAACTTGATGGATTGATCGACTTATTTCGTGAGTTTCGACATCATATCGAATCAAAAGATCCCACTCAAAAACTTCTTAACTCTTCTATGTATCATGACACCATCGGTGCGATAGATGAAGTATTGAAATACTGCAAAATTAGAGAAGTTGATGAACAGCAACGCAACCTTGATTTAAACTATAGTGACCACTCTTGGGGCCATGATAATGTTCAAACTTGGGGACAAAATACAACTGAGGAAAAGCAGCCGGAAATCAATATCGAGAATCAACAGCTACAAATCAACATTGATAAACCAACTCAGACTTGGATTGAAAAAGAGAAGCAAGCAAAAGCTCAAGCCGAACCTGTTGAAGCAGTGGCTGAACCAGAAAACATCATTGATCAAATTACTGTTTTCTCTAAAGAACAATTATTGATGATTAGGGAGAGCATTAAAGACCATGTTTCACTCAATGATATTTCTAAAAAAATTGGAAAATCAATTTCTTATCTCACCAATATTTTAAACGCCGAGCATAACAACACAAACGGATACAGGGATGGAGAATGGGTTTTAGTTCGAAAATGGTTAGAACCAATTTTATTAGAGTCTAAACATCCACAAACACCGCTTTGGATTTGCAATGAGGATGAACTTCGGTCGCTGATTGAGATACAGAGGAATGAATCTAAGGGCCTTAAATCTTCAGTTTCCAGAAGTAAGAAAACTATTGAAAAGCTTGAGAGTGAACTTGCTAAAATTAAAGCTAAATTAAATGGTAAGGATCTTGTCATAAAAAACTGTCGTGACACAATTTTAGAACATGAAAATCGTTATACTAAACAACGTAATGAGATTAATGATCTTAAAGCTAAATTAAACAATCCGGAGACAAATCAAATGGATGAAACAACAACTTTAAAACTCGAAGCATATCAAGCCGAAATCAAGAAGCTTCGAACTGAAATCGAAGAATCACAGGCAGCTTTTGATAAGCTTATTGATGAAGCTGTAACAATGAACCTAGAAATCAAAGATCAAAAGCTTGAGATTGAACAACTAAAGGCCAGCAGTAGCGTAATCAAAGATCAACAGATTATTGACAGCTTGCTCTTGTTAATCGAGAAGCTTAAATAAAAGCAGAGCAAAAGCTTTCGCTTGCTGTACTCGACCAAAAGAAGCTCAAGGAGTTTAAAGTGAAAGTTGAATATCAAATCAGAATCTTAGCCATCCAATACCACCGGCTTGGATTCACAAATAGACAGATTGCTGAGACATTTAATAAAGCTGGATTAAAAACACCTAAGAGCAATAAGTCATTCAATCATCAAGCAGTAGCACAACTAATCAAAAAAGGGACCGGGCATGAGTAAGATTTATAAAAATTGGACAGTTCACAACCTAATTGCACATCCTTTGATGGAAATCATTTATCTGTTGTCTTTTGGTAAAGCTTTGCGACTGTCAAGCTACATACATGATTCAACAGTTCCCGAACATACTCCTGGTGCAGGTAGAGGGTAACATGAGCAAGATTTATCAAGATGGAAATGGAACAGCTAGTTTGATTGACTTCATGGGAAGTGATAAGCGCGTAGTCGATGCTGCTAGAGTAAGCTTCCTCAAGGATGATCATGCTGACTCACAGCTAACAGATCGAGACAAAAAGCTGATTAAGTTCTTAGCAGCGCATAATCACACTTCACCTTTTGAGCATTGCTTGGCCACCTTCGTTCTTAAAGTTCCCTTGTTTGTTCGCTCTCAAATCATGAGACATAGAACCTTCTCATACAACGAAGTGAGTAGACGCTACACTTCAGAACAGATCGACTTTTGGAAGCCGGACACGATGCGAGGACAAGCTAAAGACAATCTTCAATGTTCTGATGGTGTTGTTGAATCAAGCGAAGCGGACAGCATCTTTAAGATTGCGACAGAGTTTAGCTTTGCAAGTTATCAGCAACTTATTGAAGCCGGTGTCTCTCGTGAAATCGCTCGTGGTGTATTACCTCAAAGCACATACACCACATTCTATATGACCGGGAATCTTCATAATTGGATCAAGTTCATCAAGCTTCGTGATCATGAACACGCTCAACCGGAGACAAGGGACATCGCTCAACAGATTAAGAGAGCGCTTGAAGTCTGCTTTCCAAACTCAATGGATGCTTACTTTAAATGAAGTCATGAGTGATCATATTAGAGATGGAGAGCGCTATCAAAAACGCTTGGCTTCCAAGAAACGATGGCGAGATAAAAACAAGGCATATATCAAAGCTTATTATTATTGGTATCATTGGACAGTGACCAAGCCTGGCATTATCCAAGTAGACAGGCCAAACATAAAGGACTTCAAATGAATGATGAACACTTAAAACTATTCTGTCTTAAACTTGATCAGCGTGGATTCTCAATCAATGAGATTCAAAAGGCGATCATCACTAATCATGATATTGTGCTTTGTTTAGATGATGTTGAAGGTCTATTGAGTGATGCTAAGAATGAACAAGGCGAACAAAAACACGCACACGCGAGGGAAGCTAGGGTCTTGAAGGCTCTTTGCGAGATCAAGCAAAGGCTTGTTCATACTGATTGCTCTCCGCTTCAAAAGGAAAGTGAAGCGCTTTATCAAACTATTTGGTCAGTTATTGGAGAACATTATGGCTGGAACAAAGAAGAAGACCTCGAAGACACCGAAGATCAAGAGGAAAACAAAAGCTCAAATTGAGCGAGAGAAGAAGCAAGAAGCTCTCTTGGAGAACATAAGAGCAGGGATGTCCATTGGCGCTTCATGTTCTCAAGCCGGTGTTGGTCGTACAACTCACTATGATTGGTATGAGAAGTATGCTGACTATGCTGAAGAAGTTGATGCGGCCATTGGCTTCTCTGAAGCTGTCATGCTTGCCAAGCTTGATCGGTGCATTGACGACAAGATGGATTGGCGTGGATGGGCTTGGAGATTGTCAAAGCGCTTCCCTGATCTTTATGGCGACTTGAAGCAAATTGAAATGAATGTGAGCAACAAGTCAGATGGATCAGAAGAAGTTCTAAGCATGATGAAACAGCTAGAAGCACAGGTCCAAAATAAGGAAAGCCTAGTCGAAGAAGCAGGGGAGAACTCTGCTGACGACTAGGCCATCACTGACATGAATACTATGACAAGTAGTATCGAGCGGAAGACTAAATCAAATCATGGCGGAAATCAAACTAAATCCTTTACAGCTTGAAATCATCAAGGGCATCACTCGAAAAGACAAGGTGATTGCTGCGCGTTGTGGTTGGGGGTCCGGCAAGACAAGCGCGCTTGTATTCTCCATCCTATACCTTGCCAAGACTCGACCGGGCACATCATCGCTGTTGGTCACCGACACAACTCCAAGATACAATTCTGTCTTGATGCCAGAAATGGAAAAGTGGCTTGGTCCTCTTGGGTGGACTTATAATCACACGATGAAGCAATGGACCGACCAACACACAGGAAGTCAAGTCTGGTGTCGCTCCTACTTCCGACCGGGAACAAGAGAAGCAACTCATAATCCTCTTGAAGGTCTTAATGTGACAAGCGGTGTCTGTTTGATTGACGAATGTCAGACACTCACAATGGAAGTGGCACATAAAGCTCTTGGTCGTCTTCGTGCTGGTCCAAGTCCTATCTTGATCTTGGTGGGCTTGCCTGTTGTGGATGCTTGGTGGGTTAATATGGCAGAGAGTCAAAACATTGCTCCGCTATTCTTTAGCTCTTATGTCAACCAAGACAACTTGGCTGAAGAATGGTTTGAAGCGACCAAGATGTTACCACCTGACGAGCGAGAAGCAATGATCATGAATAAGCCAAAGCCACCAAGCGGATTGATTTATTCAGAGTTCACTGAAGCAAGCCATGTGATTGATAATTGGGAGTACAAGGAAAGCATGACCGGCCGAATCGCTATCGATTGGGGCTTTAGGAAGCCAAGTGTTTTGATCATGGCCTATGATGAAGCGCTTGATGCAACAGTGATTTGCCATGAGATCAATCCTCAAGAAGTCACAACCGACCAACTCACAACGCTGATACTTTCCATAGCTTGGCCAAGATCTTTGAAAGCCAAAGCTCCCGGTCCAAGAATATGGATTGATACAGGAGTGGCAGATAAAGCAGGCAAGGCGAGGAATGACCAGACAGGCCAAAGCGCTTTCCGAGTCATGAGACAAGATCCGCCAAGAGGACTTGGAGTTCCATTGAGACACACCACCGATCCAATCAAAGTTGACATCTTGAACGGAGTCCAAAGATTAAAACGTGCTTTCAATTCAAAGCGCTATCTCATCACCAAAGAAGTTTGGGACAAAGGCGAACGAGCGACCGGCAACAGTATTCGCAAGGCTATTCTCTCTTATGCTTGGGATAACAAAGAGCAACCAAAGAAAGATGGTCGAGAGGATCCGCTTGATGCTCTTCGCTATGATTGCATCATGTTTAATTGGCATGAGAACGCTTTAGATCAAAAGTACAAGCCAAGAAGATCCGCCGGTGTTAGAACTAGAAATGTTAAGGTGGGGGGATCAAAGACAAGGAGCTTTTAATGGAACTGATTGAAACAAAGTTGGCCATAGTCCTTCTCGACCTTATCGGCTCGACTAGGTTTGTTCAATCAGCCGGAGCAATGAAAGCGGCTATGTGGCTTCAAAGTCATGATAGACTTACTCGCTCCCTAATTTATAAGTTCAATGGTCGAGAGATTGATAGATCAGATGGTTTCTTGCTCAGCTTTGAGCGACCAATAGACGCGGTGAACTTTGCTTTGATCTACCAAGAAACGATTCCGCCAAAGATCAAGCTAGGCTGTCGAATTGGTATTCATTGGGGAGTGGTGGTTGAAGTCAAACAAGATGAGATCTTCACCATGACCGGAGCCAAATCAGTTGAGTTGGAAGGCATTGCCAAGAATATCGCAGCAAGAACCATGTCGCTTTGTCAAGCTGGTCAAGTCCTACTCACAACCGAAGCAATGAAAGCGATCAAGGGCCGGACGAATAACTACACTCCCAAAAATACAAGATATGCTTGTGTTGGTGAATACCGATTCAAGGGAGTTCGTGAAACTCAAATCGTTTATGCAGTTGGATCAACTATTGAATCTTTACAACCACCACCAGGAAGCGAAAAGGTTAAGCGCATAGCAGGCCCGAAGAAGATCAAGAGCAAAGCGAGGGATAGGAAATTGAAAGAATGGCTAATTTGGTTTGCTGTCAGATACTGCATGATCATGACTTTCTATGTGATCAGTGTTTCGGTCCCTGTCTTGATTGATCCATATGCAAGGCGAATGAATGGAGTTGATGACTTGTTCTTTTGGATTGATTATATAGTTGAGTTTATAACTATGTTTTTCTTGGGGGTATTATGAACGCAATAGAAGACAGACAAGAAGCCAAAGAGTTCTCCAAAGATGTTAAGGCAAGACGTGGCTGGTGGTTCTCTGTCATGTTCCTGCTCTTAATCGTTGGCCTGATCTTGTTTCTAACTTATGTCAAGATCGTTGATGAGAATCGTGATGTATTAGTTGGAATACTTGGTGTGATCACAGGCTCAATCTCTTCAATGGTCGCCATTGCTTCCGGCCGGGATCCTTCTGAAGTAGAAGAACTCAAAGACAAACTAGCAAGCGCTAACTCAGATCGAGAAGCTTTGATCGCTCGTCTTCGTGATGCACAGATTCAAATGCAATTATTGAGAGAGCAGATCTTTGAACTTCAAACAGCTGTCATTGATAAGCTCTCAATCTTTAGTGGTCAGAAACCAATCAAGACCAAGTCCACAGATCAAGTCATCTTAGATCCGACCATTGAGGAATGGATTCCTAGAAAGTGATTGTCTTTTAAAACTGCTCAATCTATAAGAGAAGCCTGTCGGTTGAACACGACATAAAAACAAGGGTAAAGGAAAAGGCCACTGACTTTTGATCAATGGCCTTTTTCTTTTCGGAGAATATAAAGCTCACTCTCAAGTGTGTTCTAGATTCTGAAAAAGAATAAAAAGAGAGTAAAGCTACTTCAGTCTCTAGCCCAAAAAAGCGCCAGCTAAAAGCTAGAGAATGAAGTTGAGTGAACATAACACTTGATTTTATACTGAACAAGCTTTTATTGATAAATATGTGTTCAGTGTTTATATTGTCTGTAAGCACCAATTCCAATCAAGGGGCGCTATGAGCTACAATGAAACAAAAGAACGCTCACCGAAGCACATGAGAGCGCTTACACCTAGATTCACCACAAGAGGAATCACAGGGACTCAGCTTGGCGGTGGAGTGATTACAGGCAAGGAACAGAATCCACAGCTAACCGGCCTTAATTGGGTTCAAGAAGCTGAAGAAATGTTGAGAACGGATCCGATTGTAAGACGTTCTTGGCATATGCTCAGACAGACTTTGCTCTCTGCTACTTGGCGCTTTGAACCTGGCATTGAGAACGATCCAATGGCTGACGAGTTGGCAAGATTCGCCAATGAAGCTTTTGGCTTTGATGGTTACTCCGGACAAATGACTTTGAGTTGGGAAGATCAACTTGCTTATCTTTTTGAGTTTGTGCCTGTCGGTTATCGTTATGCTGAAGAAATCTATCGAGTAGGTCCATGTTCAAATGGCAATGTTAGAGTTTGGCTTGACCATTATGCAGATCGTGAACCTAGTGCACACCAACGTTGGCTCAGTAGAGACAATCAAAACTTGGATGGCGTTCTTCAAAATGTGGTGGGCCTCACTTACGTTCCTGAGCCAATTCCGGCCAACAAGCTTTTATTGCTCACTCTCAACAAGACCGGATCAAACTTTGAAGGTGTGGGAATGTTGCGTCCGGTTTGGTGGTGGTGGCGGACCAAGCAACGAGTATCTAATCTCATGTGTGTTGGCCTTGATCGTTGGGCTGTACCTACTCCAAAAGTAAAAGTTGACAGATCTCAAGCGGAAGCTCTTGGTTTAACTGATGGCGATATTGACGCAATGGTCAACGATGCTGAAACTCAGGCTCAACTATTCATAAGCGCTGAGCAATCCTATCTTGTTGAGAATGATGCTGTCAGTTTTGATACTTATGCAGCTCAACCAAATCTATATGCTAGTGGGCCTTTAGAGATCATCACCAAGTGTGACTCTCAAATGTCAGCAGCTTTCCTCACTCAGTTTGCAGATCTTGGCAACACTGAAACAGGAGCAAGATCTGTTGGTGAAATACACTTGTCAGTTTTCAGACGAGCAGCAATCAATCTTTGTGATCTTGTCGCAAGTCAAGTCAGCGGTGTTGATCGTAGAGGTGGTGGAACCATTGGGCGGTTGATCCGTTGGAACTTTGGCTTGGTCGATCCTTCCAAACTTCCAAAGCTAGTCCACACCGGTCTTGATACTGATGACTTAGC